GATTTGGGCATGAAGACATCCTCCAGAGAAAAGCATCCATGACCAAGGCGAGCTTTGAACTTCAGTTCATGCTCAACACCCGATTAGCAACTTTAGATAAGTATCCAATCAGGCTTGGGGATCTCATGGTGATGGATCTTGATGGGAAAGCCCTACCCGAGACTTGTATATGGTCTAACCAACCTGATATGAGATTGCAAGACCTAGTTTGTGTCGGGCTTGGAGCTGATAGGTTCTACCATCGCCCAATATTTCAAAATGGATGGGTGTCAAAAACCGAATCGTGGCGGTGTGTCTTAGCTATAGACCCTGCTGGACGAGGTAAAGACGAATTAGCTTGGGCAGTTTTAGCGGAATTAAATGGAAATTTATTCTTACTTGAATCTGGTGGGTCTACTTTGGGCTATGCCGATGAAGTTTTGCAATATCTTTCTGAAACAGCAAAGAAATGGGATGTTAACTATGTGGTGGCTGAGTCGAATATGGGCGATGGTATGTTTAGTGCCTTACTAAAACCGCACCTAACAAGAACACATCCATGCACCATCGAAGAAGTTAGACATAACATCCGTAAAGAAGAAAGATTATGTGACACACTCGGCCCTTTAATTCAGCAACATCGTCTTATTGTTAATAGTCGAGTCATTAAAAATGATTATCGTCTAACTGATGAAGATCCTGAACATGGATATTCACGAAGCCTTTTTTGGCAAGCCTCAAGATTGACACAAGAAAGGAATTGCCTCTCACATGATGACCGCCTTGACGCTCTTGCTATTGCAGTCGGCTTTTTTGTTGAGTCAGCCGCCCAAGATCAGCAAGTTCAACAACAAGCTAGAAAAGATCAACTCTTCCAAGACGAATTAGAAGCTTGGATGGATGAGACAACAGGTTCTATTGACTCAATAGCTTTCGGTTTTAAGAAAAAAACTACTTCGGGGAGAGCTTACGGAGGGGTTCGACGTTTGAAGGTGGGGTCTTAAGCGGAATAACTTTGTCATCCATGCTTGAGAAGTCCAATTTGTTGGCAAGTTTCTTTAACGTGCTTCCTTCTGCTGCAACAGCAGTCACATTGTTTTGTTTTAGAAGCATCATTGCTTCTGATCTTGCCTTGCGATCTCCATTTCTTAGATCATCTAATACTTGATCTATTACTTCGGAGTGCATCTCTGCTAATTTTTCTTGTAAATCCATAAACTTCTACGGGGAAGTTGAATAACTCCTCTACTATGGTACATATTCACGATTATCGGTAGGCTGTAAAGGTCTACGTCCTTGGAGAGTGGCTTATTTCCCAAACATAGATGAAAGATTTGTAGCTGCTTTAGATGAGCAGTTTCCAGATCAGTGTCCTGATTTGAGTCTTTCTGAAAAAGAAGTTTGGTTTAAGTCAGGCCAGGCATCTGTCGTCAAGTGGTTAAAACGCCGTTTGGAAGAACAGGAAAATGACGTTTATCAACTGGAGGCAGTCTGATGTGTTTTGGTGGCGGCGGTTCTGCTGCAACAATTACTGTTCCTGATTACAAGGCTTATGATCAGCAATTTGATTTAATGAAATCTGCGGTAGATCAGGCTTCTAGTACAGCAATATTAACTTCTCAGTCTGATTTGAACGCAGCATTAAACGCCAAACAAGATGCTGCTACAAAATTATTGCTGGCAAAGCAACAGCAAGCAGATGATACAAATGCAGCGGCGATGAGATTAGCTCAAGTTGTCGGGCCGCCGCCAAGAGAAGAACATGCTAAACCTCCTCAGATTGGTGTTGATGAAAGAGGTGTGAAAACTAAAAAAGGTAAATCATCTTTAAGAATTGGCAAGGTTGCCACAACTTCAGGCCAAGGCTCTGGCCTCAACATTACTTAGGTACTAATTATGTGCATCGGCCCCTTTGCTCCAAAAATCGAAATGCCAGAAATCGTTTACCAAGGCCCGTCTGAACAAGACTTGGCTGATCAACGACAAATTTTAACTGATTACACAACAACGTCTGAAGCAAACACAAAAGCTTTTCAAGAAACAATTGATGCACGAATCGCTACTGCTCAAGCCTCAACAGACAGTATTTTGGACCAACTAAAAGAAACTTCAGCTCAGGCTGGGGCTGGTATTGAAAATTTAGTAAACGAAGCTCCTTATGCAATTACAACTGAAGACAATGTAGACCCAGAAGATGCTCAAGTAACACAAAAAATTTCAAAGAAAAAGAAAAAACCAAGTACTTTAAAAATTGCAGCAGGCGGTCTTACCTCTACTGCTGGAACTGGTGTTAACTACGGAGTTTAATTATGTGCGAAGCCCCTGATGTTCCAGGTCCATTTGACAACCTTTGGAACGACGTAACTGGAGTTACGGCAAAAAAGAATGCTGTTAAAGAAGCGATGAAGCAACAAGCTGAAAATATTAGGATTGCAAACGAAAGGAATGCTGAATTAGCAGAGATCGCTAATCAAATAACCGAAGTTACAACACAAGCAGAACAGACAAATCAACAAGCCGCTGCAAGTGGAGCTGAAGCTATTGAAGCAATAAGGCAGCAAGCACAAACTCAAATTGTTGTTGGAAGTTCTGGCCCAAGTGCTGCTGAGATTGAAGCTCGGAATGCTGCGATAAGTGCTGCTAGTAGTGCAGCTCAAACATCGCAAAGCATTCTTAACAAGCAAAAGAAAAAGAAGAAAAAAGGTTTAAAAATATCTCCAAAAGATGCTTATTCAGATGGTTCTGGAGCACCAGGATCTACTTCTGCTTCATTAAAAATCGGTAGCCAAGGAACAACTCCTGGTACTGGTACTAATCTCCCTGTCTAATTATGGCTACTGCTGAACAGCGTTATCGCTCAGGTGAAAATGATCGGAATTGGGTTTTAGATAAAGGCCGTAATTCAGCTCGTCTTACGGTTCCTTATTTAATCCCAGAATCAAACGATCCAGTTAACAACAACAAAGATACATACGCTGTTCCGTGGAATGGAATAGGAGCTAGAGGAGTTCTCAACTTAGCGAGCCGAATGCTTTTGGCTTTGCTACCTCCAACGCAACAATTTTTCAGATTTTCATTAGATGAAGCAGCATTAGCACAACAAGGAGTAGGGCCAGAGCAAAAATCTCAATTTGAAGAGGCGTTAAGCAAGATTGAAAGAATGGTGCTTAGGGAAATAGAGGCAAGTAATGATCGTGTTGTCTTCCATGAGGCGTTATTACATTTAATTGTTGCTGGAAATGCACTTTTATACGTTGCTCCAGAGGGATTAAGGGTATTTCATCTCAATCGTTACGTTTGTTTCCGCGATCCAATGGGTAATCCCCTTGAGATCGTGACATGTGAGCAACTTCCTTACTACGCATTGCCTGAAAAAGTTAGGCAAATGCTTGAACAAGAGGAAGAAGAAGATCTGAAAGGACTTTATAAACAACCAGAGCCATTAGAAGCAAAAGAAGAAGAAAAAAATTGCAAGGTTTATACGCATATCAAGTGGGAAGGTAATCAAGTTAAGTGGCATCAGGAGGTAAAAGGAAAAATCGTTGAAGGAAGTGAAGGAAGAGCCCCTAAAGATTTAAGTCCTTGGCTCCCATTGCGTATGACGCGGGTTGATGGACAAGCTTATGGGGTTGGATATGTAGAAGCGGCAGCGATAGCTGATTTGCAAACAGTTGAGGCGTTATGTCAGGCAATCGCAGAGGGTAGCCTTGCGTCAGCAGCGGTACGTTTCCTCGTAAAGCCAAGTGGTGTTACGAAGGCCGCTGATCTAGCTAAGGCTCCTAATGGAAGTTTCGTTACAGGAGATCCCAACGATGTGCTTGCTTTGCAAGTTCAGAAATCGTCCGATCTATCCGTAGCGATGCAAGGAAAAGAACAGATAGAACGTAGGCTGTCACAGGCTTTCATGCTTAATGATCAGCGAAATGCGGAACGCGTCACCGCGGAAGAAGTGCGTTTGGCCGCCCTTCAGACGGAAAATAGCCTCGGCTCCATATACAGCATCCTCACTACAGAGTTCCAAGTTCCATACGTCGCTAGAAAGTTAGATATTCTCACCAGAGAAAACAAAGTTCCTAAGTTACCTCCTGATTTAGTGAAAGTTGTAATGACGGTTGGTTTGGCTGCTGTTGGAAGAGGAAATGATTTAGAGCAATTAGTCAGATTTACAACAACTCTGGGTCAAACCATAGGTCCAGAGGGATTAGCCCAGTACTTAAAACCTACTGAGTTAATCACTCGTCTTGCTTATTCAATGGGCATAGACACTTTGGGCTTAATCAAGACTGAGCAAGAGCTACAAGCTGAAGCACAGCAAGCCCAGGAGCAAGCACAACAGCAAGCTTTAATGCAATCAGCTATGGCTGATCCGCAGAAGTTAGCTAATGCTGCTCAAACCGCTAACGAAATGATCAATCCACCCCAAGAAGCACAATGACCGCGACCCCACAAGGTACTCCACAACTAACTATTCCTGAAGGACAAGAAGGAATCGCTAGTCCTGATCAACAGGAATTAGTTGAACAGATTCAACAAGAAAGTCAGGTTGATGAAGATGCACAACAAGTTCTAAGTAAATTTAATGGCGACAATGCAGCCTTAGCAAAATCTTACGCTGAACTACAAAGGAAGTTCACGCAAAATCAACAGCAAAAATCTGAAACTCAGCAAAAACCTGAGACTCAGGAAAAGGCTGAAGAATC